GATGTGTAGTTTATTTAGAAGATAAATGCACAGGACACATGAGCGAGTTTGCTGGAGAATCAATCAACGACTGGTGGAAGGGCGGTGCAGTAGCATGGCGTGGAACCGTAGAACATAGTGCATTAAATATTGGCAATGAACCCAGATACACATTACAAATTACAGGCCATTCTGGAATATAATGAAATAGATTTATTAAAAGAATTAGGATATTCTTGGAACAATCTTTATGATATTATATTTAAGTTTGAAGAAGCATTAGCACAATACACAGGTGCTCCATATGCCGTTGCGACTGACTGTTGTACACATGCAATGGAATTATGTTTAAGATATTTAAAAGAAAAAGATCTTTTAAATGATGATTATATTAGTATTCCATTACACACATATTTAAGTGTGCCAATGATGTTAAAGAAATTAAAATTACCATTTAATTTTTATGAAAATGATTGGGTAGGAGAATATAAGTTACACGGAACACCTATATGGGATAGTGCAAGGCTATTAGGACAAGAAATGTATGTAGGTGGAGACTTTCATTGTTTAAGTTTTGGCATAGGAAAACCGTTGCAAATTGGCAGAGGTGGTGCTATACTATGTAGTAGTAAAGAGGCTTATGAATGGCTAAGTCGTGCAAGAAGTGATGGTAGAGATTTAAACGTTACGCCATGGATAAATGATACTTACAACTTTATTGGATATCATTATAACATGACTGTAGAACAAGCCGCAAAAGGATTAATTATGCTAGAAAGTTATGAAACAAATGTTGATATCTTTGCTGGTGCAAAAGATTTATATCCAAACTTACGTGATATAAATTGGTATATGTAAGGAACTTCAATGATAATAGAAACACACAATGAATGGGATAAACTTAATACAGTTGTATTAGGCGATGTAATGGGTGCAAGGTTTCCCAAGTATGATGATGTATTTGATAAAGTAGCAGAAGGAAGCACATGGACAGAAAGTGCTCAGCCTAAAGGACCTATTAGTGCAACAGTAATTGAAAAGACTGTTGAAGAATTAGAATATATGAAATTAACATTTGAACAAGCAGGTGTTGAAGTATTACGTCCAAGGCAGTTAGACTTTCAACAAATGGTACATGGTTATAGATATTTTAGTGATGGCATGTACAATTATTGTCCACGTGATAGTATATTAATTGTTGGTAATTATGTAATTGAAACTCCAGTGTTATTTCACAGTAGACAACATGAAGGTGAAGCATATAGAGATATTCGTTATGCCGCATTAACAAAAGGTTGTAAATGGATTAGTGCTCCTAAGCATAATTTACCTGTTAGTGAAGTGTTTGATGAAAATGGTAATTTAACAGAAAAGACTCCTATATTTGATGCCGCAAACGTAATGCGTTTTGGAAAAGATATTCTTTATTTAAAAAGCCAAACAGGCAACGCCGCAGGAGCAAGATGGCTTAGTACAGTATTAGGTCCTGATTATACAGTACACATTTGGGATAAAGTTTATGCCTTTGCACATATTGATAGTACTATTGCCGCATTAAATGAAGAAACTATTTTAATTAATAAAAAAAGAATTGGTACTGTTGGTAAGTTGCCAAAGTTTTTAAAAGATAAAAAGAAAATATGGGTTAGTGATACTATGATTGATGACACAGAGTTTCATGTTTATCCTTATGCAAGTAAATGGATTGGAATGAATGTATTAAGTATTGATCCAAATACAGTAATGGTAGATCCAAGACAAAAGAAATTAATTAAAAGATTAGAAAAAGAAAAGTTTGATATTGCACCTGTGCAGTTAACTCACAGTAGAACGCTAGGTGGTGGACATCATTGCGTTACATTAGATTTACATAGAGGATAAAGAATGAAGCATAATACTTTAGGCGTAAGTGCTGGGTTTCACGATGCTGGATTAACACTAATTGATAGAGGTGAAATACTATTTGCTGGACACAGTGAAAGGTTCAGTAAGCAAAAGCATGATCATCATTTATGTCCTGAAATAATTGAAAAAGTATTAAGTTACGGGCCAATAGGCAAAGTTGCATTTTATGAAACACCGTGGCTAAAAAAGACAAGAGAAATATATGCTGGACAAGGTATTGAAGGTGGAGATAGAAGCAGTACATGGACTACTAAAGGTGCATTAAAGAAAGAGTTTGGCGAGTTATTACCTGATGCTCCTATTCATACATTTAGACATCATCACACACATGCCGCCGCTGGCTTTCAAACATCACCTTTTGATGAAGCAACAGTAGTTGTTATTGATGCAATAGGTGAATGGGAAACTATTACAATATGGCATGCAGAATATGAAGGCAAGTGTATGGCAGGCAAACATGCCAAGTACACCAAGTTGTGGAGTCAACGTTATCCACACAGTATTGGATTATATTATAGTGCAATGACTGCCAGGTTAGGATTGCGTCCACTAGATGAAGAATATATTATGATGGGTATGGCTGGTTGGGGAATACCTACTGGCTTAGGACAGGATTTAATTGAAACATGTTTAGTAGAAGACTTTGCAACATTAAGATTTAAACAAAACTTACATGCTGGTGTAGATAAGAATTTTATGGTTGATATGAATGAATATGATATTGCCGCAAGTGCTCAGTTAAGTGTTGAAAAGATGATCGATGAAGTAATGGCACGAGCAAGAGGGTACAACAAAAGTCGTAACTTAGTTTACATGGGCGGAGTTGCACTAAACTGTTTATACAATCGTAAACTAGGCAACTTCTTTGATAACATTTGGATTATGCCTAATCCAGGTGACTGTGGAAGTAGTTTAGGTGCAGCCGCATTAGCATATGGAGGACCAGTTAATTGGGTTCATCCATACTTGGGTACTAATATTGGAGGAAGTTATCCGGTACAAGAGTTGTTAGATGAATTACAAAAAAATAAGATTGTTGGAGTTGCAAGTGGACGAGCAGAGTTCGGACCAAGAGCGTTAGGCAATAGAAGTTTATTAGCCGATCCACGTGGTGCTGAAATCAAAGACAAAGTAAATGAAATTAAACGTAGACAAAAGTTTAGACCATTTGCTCCAATGATACTTGAAGAACATGTGCATGAATACTTTGACATGCCAGAAAAAACACCTACATCACCTTACATGCAAGTTGTAGCAAGATGTTTAAAGCCAGATGATTTTCCTGCAATCATACATGTTGATGGAACAAGTAGAGTACAAACTGTTGGCAAAGATAGCCACAGTGGAGTAAGAGAGTTACTTGAACAATGGTATGTGTTAACAGGGTGTCCAATATTATTAAACACAAGTTTAAACATACGTGGTGAGCCAATGGTAGACACACGTGAAGATGCAGATAGATTTGAAAAAGAGTATGGAGTTAAAGTATGCAGTTAGATGAAATTAAACGAATATTAGACAAAGTAGAAATTATTCAGTTGCGTTTAGAAAAGATTGAACTACAACAAGAACAGTTGTTAGAAAAGTTTAACAAGCATGTTGACTTTATTAATGAAACATATGAAGGACTACGAAACCCTATTAGGACTGCCACAAAGTTTTTTGGCAGGAAGTAAATGCCTTTTATTGATACTCCTGCAAGTTTACAAATTGAGTTGAGTAATGTATGTAATGCACTTTGCCCTACATGTCAACGAAATACAATAGACTGGGAAGCATTAAAAGAATTAAAAGAAACAAAGGAACCACTGACAATGGAAAACTTGCCAGTGATAAATGTTCCAGCAGTAAGTGAAGCACCTAACATTTATGTATTACCTCACACAATACAAAACATAACAAAAAGTAATCTGTTTAAACAAATAACAAGAGTTGAGTTTGTAGGAACAATAGATGATCCATTAGCAAGTCCCTACTTGTTAGAAATACTAGAAATATTACAACAAGCAAAGCCTGAAATAACTTTTGGATTACACACAAATGGAAGTTTAAGAACACCAGAGTACTTTGTACAAATGGCAAAGTACTTTGATAAGCCAGGCAGTGGTGTAAGTTTTAGTATTGATGGATTAGAAGATACAAATCATTTGTATAGACGTAACTGTCAATGGAATAAGATAATAGAAAATGCACAAGCATTTATAAATGCAAAAGGTAGAGCAAAATGGCAATACATAGAGTTTCCGTGGAACAAGCATCAAGTTAAACAAGCAAACGAACTGTCTGAACAAATGGGATTTAAGGAATTTACTCACAGGCACAATATACACAATCAATGGAAACAAAACATTAGTAATTGGCGTTGGCAAGACTTTGTAGATATGGTTGATGTTGATCCTGTTTACAGTATTGCACAGATTAATCCGTTGGACAAGGTAACTTGTAATTATCAAAAACGTAAGCAGTATCATATAAGTTATGATAGTAAGTTGTGGCCTTGTTGTATTTTAAATAGTGCAAGAGGAAATGTTAAAATTAAAAGACACTTTGAAGAAAACTGGAATACACGATACGAGGACAAAGACTGGAATAGTTTGTTAAAGAATAATATAGATGATATTGTACAACATGAATTTTATCAAAAAGATTTAACAAGCAGTTGGGATAGTCGTATACACGGACCTAATAAAAAGGACCGTATTATAAATTGCACAATGAGTTGTAGTCAAGCAAACTCTCATGCTAATCAGGATCGTGTTAAAGAAAGAATAAGAAATGTTTGATATTATTTTTATGAGTTATCAAGAGCCAAATGCAGAAGAACATTGGCAAGCAGTAAAAGACAAGTATCCTTGGGCTCGCAGAGTACATGGAGTTAAAGGATTAGTTAATGCTCATGTTGAGTGTGCTAAACTTAGCAGAACAGAAATGTATTATCACATTGAAGCAGACAATGAACTAACTGAAGAGTTTAATCCTAGTTTTAAGCCAAGCAAGTATGATAGAGATACAGTTCATGTTTGGAGAGCAAAGAATAGTGTAAATGATTTAGTATATGGTTACAGTGGAATAAAACTATTTCCTAAAAAGAATGTACTTGCACTTGATCCTGAAAAGGTTGTTGACTTTACAACAAGTGTTAGTGATAAGTTTAAAGCAGTACAAATTGTAGGAAGCACAGTTCATTATGATACTGATCCATACAACACTTGGAAGGCTGCTTTTAGAGAGTGTGCAAAACTTAGTGCAAAGATTATTGACAGACAAAAAGATAATGAAACAGATCAAAGATTAGATACTTGGTGTACTATTGGCAAGGGTGACTTTGGGGACTACAGTATAGCAGGAGCATTAGATGGATCAAACTATGGCAAGTTTGCAACACCTGAAGACATGGTACTAGTTAATGATTGGGATTGGCTAAAGGATAGATATGAACAAGCAACAAGTTAACTTTATAGATGACAATGACTTTTTAGGTCGTATGCTATTACTAACTGGTAATAAAATGTTTCATGACTTGAGAAATGCAAGTGATAATTGCAATGCAGACTTTACTGATGCACTTAGTTGGGGACAATTAAAAAGTAAACGTTGGCTTGTAGATGAATTAACAAAGTGTAACGTAGAACTTCGTACTGTTTTTATTATGGGCGGTTGGTATGGCACATTAGCAAGTATGCTTTTTAACAGTGATATGATAATACATTATATTAGAAGTTTTGACCTTGATGAAAATTGTCAACCAATCGCAGACAAGGTTAACAATACACAAGTACAAAATAATTGGCGTTTCAAAGCAATTACACAAGACATGCATGACATAAATATGGATGCACATACATGGAGTTGTTGGAGTGCTAAGAATAATAGAAATAGTTTTCCAATAACAGATAGACCTGACACAATCATTAATACAAGTTGTGAACACATAGAAAACTTTACTAAATGGTATGATGGAATACCAAAAGGTAAGTTAGTAGTCTTGCAGAACAATAATTATAGTGAAT